ACACCGATGCGGACCATGGTGTTACGCGAATCATCGCTAACAGCTATCGAGACGTAGAGTACCTCCAGTCGAAAGCATTCGAGGGCTTGACCGGAGTTGCGTAAGACACATTAAGCGAATGAAATGGAAGGGGGCGGCTATTGCGGTCGCCCCCTTTTTTAAATCTAGGAAATGAAAACGATCGTCACACAGAATTACTACGCAGAAGACTTAGTGCCTTTGTCTATTATTCGCGGCCACTTGCGTTACGAGCAGGGGGAAGCTGACGATCTCATCAAATCCTACCTGGAGGCCGCTATGGACTACATGCTCACGGTGACGAACCGTGTGTTCTGCTCTAGCGTTCCTGCGCAGCACGAAGACTCAAACTACAACTTGGCATCTGTTTCTGCCAAGAAATCAACTGTAGTGGTTTATCTAGACCGTTTGGAGGTTAACGAAATTCAAACTCTGAGAAACATTACAGGCACATATACTGTAGAAGCCATCGACTACCTTGACACTAGTGGAGACTATGTCGCTTACGTAGACGATAAGACGCGAGTTAGAAATACAGGCTACCCTCTTCAGGTTGATTTCACAGGAACAGAGCCTCCTGTGGACCTTAACGAAGACCAGGACTACGATCTGTATAAGATTACCCTTGAAGGAGGTGAGAACGTAAAGGACCTGCCTAAGCAATTTACTCAGGCAGCCCTTATGTTAATAGGTCACTACGATTCACACCGTGAGGCAGAGTTTTTCGGAGGTATCACCACAGAAGTCAAGGAGGGTGTACAGCGCTTGCTTGGCTCAGTAAAGCGTTACTAATGGCAGTACTAACTCCGGGATCCATGAAGAACAAGATTTCCTTCTACAGGGAATCTATGACCGTTAACAATTCAGGGGAAAAGGTTAAGACCGTCTCTATCATCAAGCGCGATGTGGGTGCCGAATTTAAATACATCGGCACGCCTTCTGCTGGCGCCTCGGAGGAGCGTATCCAAGAACAGCGAACAGGTAAAATCAAGGCTGAGATTCGCTGTCGATACTTTAAGGGCGTCAAGTTTGAAGATGTCATCTACTTTGAGGGCGGAAAGTTTCGTATCTACTCTATTCAGTATGAAGGGCGACACGAGGTGCTAAAGATCCGTGCCGAGCTACGAGACGACGATACGTTTTTGGGGCTACCCGATCAAGATTACCCGTTCATTTCGCATCCAACCACTCACTACAGAAACCCGACGGTTGATTATGTGGTAGTAAATAACAGCCCCTTTCCTAAGCGTGACAGCTTGCTGATAAGAACCACGGGTAATGGTTCTTATGAAATTATAACAGGCGATAACAGCTCATCTTCGTTTCAGCTCGGCAATATTAGGGAATATAATAGCGCTCTAGAGATTGTTGAGGATATTGATGGCACCGAGGTTTCGGACATCTATATCATGAACGAAGACAAATTCATTTACAAAACGGCCCTGAGTCCGGCAGCGGGCGTGCCTACAGATGGATACATTCGAAGCTATACATCTCGCTGGTACGACTTGTTTCCAAACAACTCAACGCCTGATGCTAAAATCGTTTTAGACTCTGGAGAGCTAGTTGTAGAAAGTTCACCTAACACCTTCGTGCTAATACCAGCAGACGAAACCGAGCCGACATATTTAAACTCTGACGGGTTTAAGACCTACAAGTTGGACACAACAACCTGGCCCTACAACGAATTAGGTTACTATCATCTTCCCCACGGACCACAAATGGGGAAGCTGTACTATAGTCTTACTCCAATTACAGGCGTAAGTGAATACATAGATGGGCTTAACTCGCGTGACGCAGAAAACTCTGTAACCAAAACAGATGGGGGTGTGGTTAAGTATGAATACTCTCAGCCAATAAGTTTTTACAACCACAGCATAAACTACCCTAGCGATGTCACAAGTCATTGTTTTAGACAGGAGGGAGAGCGTTTAGGTGTCTTCAGAATGTCAAACATGAATTACCTCCTTGCAGGCGGTAATGCCAAGCAGCCAGAAACGGGGAACATACGGTTTAAAAACTCTGGAGGAAACACAAGTGAAGAACATGGTCTGTTTGTCTCTAGCATAACTAGCGTATCTGTGATTTTGCCTAACGGAGAAGAGTTGACTGTTGATTCTAACGGTGACGATATTTCCTCAAAGTTTGTTGAAAACGTACCGTCAACAGGCCGTCCCGGTATACAATACACTAAAAGCGAGGATCCAGAGACAGGAGAATTTACACTTCCCGGTCTGAACGAACCCTCGTGGGTTGGGGCTACTTTAAAAATATTGGCAAACTTAGGACCAACAACTAACTACAATAGGATAAACTTTATCAATCGAGTGGATGTTCCTTTACTTTATAAAATAGCAAAGTGATGGCAACAATACCTAGAAGTCAAGTGCGTCTCGTTATCGAGAAAGAGTCAATCAAGGAGCTTGAAACAAAGCTTAGGAATATGGCTCGCAAGGTTGGGACTAAAGAAGCTGAGTCGCTAATTGACGATGCTCTAAAGCGATCTGTCAACCCATGGCAAAGCGCGTTTAACAAAGGCCAGATGTATCAATACGTCGACCGTAAGACTGGCGGTTTTGACAAACCAATGGGAAACCGCAAGATTAAAGGGCTTCGAAAGAAGGTTTACGGTCGCAAAGTATTGCCAAAGACAAAAGGAAAAACAGGCGGCTGGCGTGCGCACTTCTTTGCGCGACCTGCTCGACAAATCAGTAAAAAGAAAAGAGTTCCTTTCTATCGTATTTTTGCTCAGAAAACACCAACGGTGATTGCAAAGGCGAATAAGGAGCTTACACAGGTAATGAAATATTTAATAGCAAAAGGATTCTAAACAATAATCAATCATGGCTACATTAGCATCAAATCAATTAGGCATTTATGCCATTGACGGAGGCTCTACGTCTCCACTCCAGCTCTTTGAAGGGGCTGTTAACGCAACAGGCACGTCTTTGTCAGACGGCAAGGTTCTCGTTCACGACTCTAGCAACGACTTTGTTGGGTTTGCGACAGCGTCTGGCGGAGACCTGACAGCACTCAGCGTGACTGCTGCCGACTTGTTGGCTGCCGCAACGACGACTACGCTCGACGCTTCGAACACTATTAACGAGGTTGCCGCTCGTGACGGAGTAGGCTCATCAACCAACTACATCGCTTCTGGCGCGTTCTCTTACACGTTCTCTATCGACGGTCTGATCGACCTCACCGCGAACACTAACGGCGACACAGGAAGCCCTGTTACGTTGTTGGACTTGGCGAAGGACTCAAAGTATGTTTTGGTTCGATTCACAACCAAGATTGGAGACGATAGCCTGGGCAACGACGCAGGTGTTGTTTCATACGTAGGCCAAGCCTTGATCGAGTCGTGCTCACTCACTGGCGGTGTAGACGATATCGCAACATACAGTGCTACTTTCCGAGGCTACGGTAAGTTGTACAAGGAAATCGCTGCCTAATAGTTAACTTTGTCATGGGGCGGCGCGAAGGTCGTGTCGCCCCTTTTTACCCTTAATCAACCACATGGATTTATCCAATAATTTTCGAGGGGAGTTTAAAGTCAAGTTCAAGAAGAAAGACCAGAACGCCCTTTTCACCATGAATGCCTTGCGACTGCTGCTTAAGAACGAAGGAGTAGAACTCAAGGATTTCGACAAATGGGTCAACAAGGACCCACTCACAGCGGTACCCTTAATCGCTTACTACAGCGTAGTGAACTCATGTGTATACTCTGGAAAGAGCTTCACATCTGATAAGGAATTCTTCATCGCCGAAATGCTCGATTCAGGACAGCTGGAACACATTTCAGACGCCGTTAGTGAGGCAATGAATGCTGAAACTGGCGAGGCGGGAAAGAAGTAACGGACGAGGATAAGGAGGACCTTCCTTCGATACGTGAATTCTATCACGAATGTATCCGAAGGGGGGTTCCTCCAGAATCCTTTTGGACCATGACCTTGGCCGAGGTCTCGTCCGTATGTAGGGGCCTTATAGTTTCTGACGAGCTGTCGTGGAATCACACGGCGGCATCTATGTCATTACTGGCTAACATAAATGCTTCAAAGGGAAAGAGGTTCAAGCCAGAAGACTTCCACCCTTATCTGCAAGCGAAGAAGCCGCGTGCAACGAAAGAGCTGGCAAAAGAACTATACGACAACTTTAGCAGAGACTTCTAATGGCTACAGATCAATTTACGGTAAAAGGCTCGATAGTATTTAATACGGAGGGCTTTGAGCGTGCAATGAACCGCGCTTCTCGAAAGCTGAAGACCTTTGGCAGCGCGGCATCGCGATCGGGCAGGGAAATCACCTCAACACTGTCAATTCCGATGGCTCTTCTGGCAGGAGCTGCTGTCAAGGTGGCGACCGAATTTGAGTTAGCTCAGAGGAAGATTCAAGCCCTTAACCCGAAGGGGAATATTACAAAACTTACAAAATCTGCGCGTGAACTTGGTGCCTCAACCATCTTTACGGCAGCTGAAGTTAGTAATTTGCAGCTCTCTTTAGCCAAACTGGGTAAGAGCGATATTGAGATAGAGAATCTTCAGGGCACTATATTGAAGTTTGCTCAAGCCATGGACCAAGACCTAGCGACCGCTGGAGAGTTCCTGGTTAAGACTATGAACAGGTTTGCCACAAGCCTTAAGGATGTTGGTTCAGAGCAAGAACAGGCGGCGTATGTGGGTAATTTGTTTGCCTCTGTAGCCGCAAACACAGCCCTAAACGCTGAAAACCTGGCCTCATCGCTGAATTACGTAGGTTCCGAGGCTGCCGTGTATGGTCTTACACTTGAAGACACAGCAGCAATCCTCGGTTTGCTTGCTGACCGTGGTTTTGACGCGAGCCGTGGCGGTACCGCTCTCCGTCGCATTTTAGCGCAACTTGGAAAGGACGGGTACACTGCCGCAGAAGCTATAGAGCAGTTGCTTGACCCTACTAGGGGATTTTCACAAGAATTAGAGCAATTTGGGCTGCGTGGAGCTGGTCCCGCAGCGGCATTGGGAGGTTTAAGAGAAGAGTTTACAGAGTTAAGAGACACGATTGTTGACTCTGGAGGCTTCCTAAACGAATTTGCCCTTATTCTTGACAATTCGCTGTCCGCATCATTCAAACGTGTTAAATCAGCCGCGCAAGAGGTTGGTATTGCGTTTACCACAGAATTTGGAGACACAATTAGGCTTATAACTGGTAACATAGCAAATTTGCTTAGAAAGTTTGCTGGGATGCCAGAGCCTTTGAAGAAGATTGTTGTGGGCCTTACGGCTTTTGTTGCTATTGCAGGGCCTTTGTTAGCAGCGATTGGAGCCTTGAGTCTTGCCTTGGGTAGTCTCTATTTGGCCTTCGGCCCAGTAGGGCTTGCCGCTCAGGTTTTAGCCGCAATCATAGGTACTGCCGTTGTGGGCATAGCTCTTATGACTGAGCAAACTGATGCCGCAGCCATGAGCATGGACGATCTCAGGCGTAAGGCTTACGCTTCGAGTGAAGCAATGAAAGAAGTTGCTAAAGAGGAATTTGTTAAAAAAGAAGAGCTAGAAAAGCTTGTAAGCTTTCAGTTCGAGATTGAAAGGCTTCAAAAAAAGCTTGACAAATTAAGAGCTTCTAACGTGGGGTCTAGCTACAATAGCCAAATAGCCGACCTAACGCAGAAAATAGACGACCTAAAGTCCGCGCAATCTGATTATGCAAACGAAGTAGAGCGAGCCGCACAAGCCAGGAGAGACGAAAGGATAGAAGCTGAGAAGTTTGCTAGAGATTTTGGCGGTCTCTTTTTTGGAGCGCTTCCCGGAGAGGGTGCTGGTAAAAGAACAGGGGGTGAGGAAACTGTTGAGACGAGGACGGTTAATGAGCTTCTGCAACAGCGACGAGAGATACTTGCCCGCATCGAATCGGCCAAAAAAGAGGCGCTTTCAGATGGCAAAACAGGAATTTTTGACCCTGACAACCTGAAGTCTTTAAATGAAGAGCTAAAGGGCGTAGAGGCGCTTTTAAAGCTTGTAGGAGAGACTTTTGACAAGACGGGTCAAAAAGCCGATAAACCGTGGCCTGGCAATTTAGCAAAAGAATTTTTCAAGCTAAACCCAGAAATAGCCGAAATCGACGACCTGTCTAATCGGTACGCTGCGTCAATAAGTGAGCTAGAGCGGATTCACGCAAACCTTACAACTAGGATAAACGATCAGATTCAAGCAACGGGAAAGGCAAGTGAAGCGGACCGTCAGTCGCTTCTAGCGAATGAGGCGCTTACAAAGGCGTTTAGGGATCGACTTGAGGCTGTCGGCGACTTGAACGACGTGTTTTTTGCTCCACAGCTTTCTGAGGGCTTTGTTGAGATGATGGGGGCTGATGTTGATCAGTTTTTAGAAGACTTCTATCAGAGGGTGTCAGAAATAGAGTCTGTATCACTGGCTATAGGCGACACCTTCGCTAATGCAATTAGCTCATCTATCGTTGCGGCTGTAGAAGGCACGGAGCGATTCGCTAAGGCGATTAAAGGGTCTCTTATTTCGGCTATAACTGCGTTGATAACCAAGCTTGCCGCCCTTGCCATTGCCTGGGGAATCATTGCGCTTTTGGTGACCATTGCCTCAGCAGGAAGTAATATTGGAGCAGCCGCTGGAGCGATAAAGGATGCTGGATTTGTTAACTTTGCACTTGGGAATTCAGGGTTGGGCGGTTTCACAAGAAGCACGCAAGCAGGCGGCCTGAGAACTCAAGGCTACCTAAGCGGATCCGACATTGTGCTTGGAACACGACGAGGAGCAACGGCTTTAGACAGAATTTATGGCTAGAAGAATAGTAAATACGACGTACAACGTCATCGACGGGTTTTCGTACCGTCTGGAAATCTGGGATAACACAATCGTGGGCCAAGGCTCTTTTGTGCCCTTTTCAGATATGGATATTGCGGACCCTGGCTTTACCATAGATTGGAAGGGAGACATTAATAATGTTTTGCAGCCAATTATGTCCTCTTCAATGAGTTTTTCGGCGTATCTTACCGAGGTTCAAAGAACCCACATAACAACGGCATGCTTTGGAGACGAAGAGTTCAGCATGTTTGTTCGCCTGTACCGTCAGACCGCAACAGAAGAGCAGTTTGAATGGGCAGGCATCATCCACCCAGAAGAGACCACCGAAGAGATTGGTGACGGCTACATTCTGACGACATTTACAGCCAGTGACGGGTTTGCCGCTCTCAAAAACGTCGATTTTAAGCAATCAAACGGTGACCTGTACTCAGGAGAGAAAAACTTAACCTACTGGCTGCAAGAGGTAATTCGAAAGCTTCCTCACTGGGGCATTATAGACGACGAGCTGCAAGGTACAAGCACAGACGGGGGGCACGACTTCCCTCAGCTTACCGAGCACAGATTGGTTCGCCCTGTAAACGACACGTACAACACGTTTCCTTCTACCGACGCGGTGTTAGACCATTACTGGCTTCGATCGGAGTCATTCTACATCCGTCCTAAACCAAGCGAATCAAGGGGTGGTGAGTTTGAACGAAAGAGGCCAAGCCGAAGGAGTGGATTCATCTCCACGTATGAAGTGCTTTCTGACATCTGCGCTTCATTAGGGGCGACATTTTGCATGTCTGAGGGACGGTTTCATATCTTCGACAGGGAACGAATCATCAACGGTGACGACGACACGATAGGCTACTTCAACTGGACATTAAATTCTGACGGCACCCAAAGTCATTCTGTACTTTTTAACTCAAATGGGACAGACGAAGACTCAGATACCCAAGTAACGTACCTAGACCACATAGGTGCTAACTTTATTTTGGGTGCGGTTCGTAGGGGAGTGTACCCTATCGAGTCATTTGGACAGACGCACGAAGGCGCAGGTAGTGATTTGGTGTTTCGATCTGGAATTGGGTATGATGGGCCTGAAATGGAAACCTATCTTCATAGGGTCAACCACTTCACTGGTCAGGCGGATGAGTTGAACGTAATTACTACCAGTAACGCTTACTCAAACCTTCCGCCAAACGGCATAGTGGACGAAATATCTATGCCAAACGGGGACAGCGGGGGCACGTTCAGGCTCCATTTCTCTGGAGACGCTACTTATGAGACCTCTGGATCAGGATTTGAAAACCACAATAGGGGTAATATAGCCGTCTTACGTATGGACGTAAGGGTCTATGACGGTACCTATTGGTTTAGGCTTCGTCGACGCGTAAGAACACTTCAGTACCTTTCAGGAGGGGGGTCAGGCAACCAAGTTGCTCTAGACGTGCCGTCAACTACAGGAGACTACTACCCAAAAACCTACGAACAGTATTCGTGGGTTCGAGACGACGAGTCAAATTATGATACTGCGTTCCTGGAGGTTATGATTGGCGCAGACCCAAGCATCTTAACCGATGAGGATTCGGGCACTACTGACGAGATACTTCAGGATTGGGAGTTGAGTCACGTGTACCATACGCCACCCCTCCTCAAGCAAGATCCTGATGACGAAAACGCTCTGATAGAAGACTTGTCAAGGAATCACTTTATCTACAGGTTTGATGAAGAAATAGAGAACCCAACCCTTGCGGAAGGCGCGACTGGCACGTTTACAAAGATACAAATAAGCCCTAATTTAAGGCTTTACGAAATAGGTCACAACTACCCTTGGAACAATTTGATAGATTTGTACGGTCAAAATCCAGATGTTAACAGTACGTCCTCAGAGAACACTATATTCTCATTCTCCAGTTGGCCGCTCGTAACAAAAAGCACATCTACATCGACTGATGGTCAGTACAACGAAAGCGATTCTGTACTTCGCTCTTTTCAGCTGTCTGGAATCGAGGTTTTTTTGGGCGATGGTACAGAGAATTATGACGCCAGGTATATTTCGCACAGCCAAACGGCATATGGGTCTGAGCAGGTATCTCTAAACGCCACATCGCTTGGCGCTTCGTATGAGAACTCTGGGAACCGCACCTTTGGACGGTATCGGGCAAGCCATCCTAGCGACACGGCTTCGCCGTTGTCAAGGCAGGACAATTTAAAGTTTCACCCTGACGGCTTTACTACATCCGACATGGCCTATACCGATATGTACACTGCGCTAGGTCTTTATACTACCGGAAGAGCATTGAATATTCGTGCAAAAACACGACAATCCGTTTCAGGGACCATTATACGGGGACGCCTAGAGGCCCCAGGACAGTATTCTGATATTTGTAGACCTTATAAGAAGTTCAATACATCAAAGCTATCCACAGGCACTGAGACGTTTTTACCGCACTCATTGACGGTACAGCTGAAAGACCACGCCCAGCGCGTAGAAGCTTTAGTTTGCGGTTACTCAGGCGAGCTGTCCATAGAACAAGATCAAGACGACACTGGTCGAAATCCCAACCGCCCTCCGTCTGGAGGTAATGGCGGATTTACTCCCGGTGGCGGCGCCACACTGCTGTATCAGAAGAACGCAGCGGTTGAAAGCACGGTAGCTGAACACACTACAAAATTAGATTACATAGAAGTAAGTGAACCTGTAGATTTGGACAACATTTCTGCGGGCGGAGATACTACTGATGTCGAGCTGTTTCACTTTTTCCTTGAAAAATAACTATGCCTAATTCATATAAAACAGCTTTCGTAGAGCTAAATCAAACAACGACCCCTACAACTGCTTTAAGAGCGACTGCTTCAACGACGCTTGTCAAGCAAGTTTATTTTTCTCACGCGGATCACCAAGCTGTTGTGGAGTTATACTTTACAGATAACGAAACTGGCAGTAGTG